CCTTGAGTTCCTGCGCCTGGGCGTTAAAGGAAATGCCCGTGATTGCCTGATATCCAGCGTACGTTTGCTCCGTTGCCCACCGGCTCACGCCGTCCTCTGCCACCCGCTCGGTCAGCACTTCCACCGGGTTCAGCGCTCCCGGCGCGCCCAGTACCGCCGTCAAGTCCCCGAAGGCAACCGCATCCACCGGATGCACACAGATCACCAGCAGATCAACCGCTGTCATGGTCGTGGGGCTGCATAGCGTCACATCCCCGATTTCCGTACCGTTACTCAGCCGTATCTTCATGCGGTTCATCCTTTCCGGCTTCGGGCGTTTTTTCGTCCGTGATTGCTGTGGCAATGGTCTGCATGGCTGTCACCTTCAGGCTAATTTCTTCCATCGTCCGTACCGGAATCAATTCCAACAGGCGTAGCGCGCTGTCGAGCCGGTTCATATTCACCTGTTTCATGCTGCGTTCTCCTTCTTGTTGCGTTATGCCCATGTCAGTACGTTTCGGTAGGTTCCGCCGATGTTGATGCTGTTCAGGCTGACCGTATGCCCGTTCAGGTAGAAGGACGATGCGTGCAGGTCCGCGCAGTATAGGGAATTGGCCGATATCGTCCCGTCAAAATAGGATAGGATCGTCGCCAGATTGGCTTTCATGGAGGCGTAATCCGTTTCCATCGCGCTTGAATCAATCGCGTGCGAGCTGATTTTGTACACGTTGATGGAATAATTGGTGACCGCCTCACCAGCGAGCGTGTTGTCTGCGCCGTAGGTCACTGACCCCGCGTCCACGCTTCCCCGGAAATGCCCTTCCGCGCAGTACAGCGCGCCCGCCTTCGTCACCCCGAAGCTCGCGCCGATCTTGAAACGCCAGTCCTTTCTCTCCCCGCTGTCCGTAATCTCAGTTGCCTTCAAAATATCGGCGTTCCCCCAGTACAGCGTTGGGGCCACGCTGTCGCTGTTGGCGCCCAGATACTGCCCGGTGGCTCCGATGGTAAAGCCGCCGATTTTCCCGCCCGTCACAATCAAAAAGCCGCTGGTATCCACCGAAAAGGTTTCGTTGATGCTCACGTATCCGGTCAGGCTGATCTTGTTGGCGGAAATGGCGATTTCTTCCGCGCTCTGGTTGATGGTGCTGATAACGCTGTTCTTGGATACTTTCGTCTGAATCAATTTAGCCGTCTGCGTGATGTAAGACGTATAATTATCAAGCGACACATATCCGTTGAGCGCCCCGTCCGCTTTTACCGCCTGATCGATCACCGTCGAAACGCTTTCCGCCATGTTGTCGGTGTCGATGTTTGATAGAACTGAACTGAGCGTCTTTTGCAGCGTGTAGATGTATTCAATCAGCGTGCTGATCTTTTCATCCGTTGTTTTTTTGGAATCGATATCGGGCATTTTGACGTCAAATCTCATACTTGTCACTTCCCGCCGAGATACGCTTCGCAATGGAGAACAGCGAAAATTCGCCCTTTCCCTGAATGCGGAGCTTCACCGTTCGACAACGTTTTGTCGTAATCGGCAAAACCATGTTTTGCGGACGGATCACGGCAGTATGATAGATTTCAGTCCACGCCCCAAATCCGTTATACTGGATCAGCACTTTCATGCTGCTTCCCAACGCCAGATCAACCGAAAGCTGAATCCCCGAAATGTATTTGGTATAGGGGTTTTCCGTCCCAATGTCCCCCGTTTCAAGCATCCATTCAATCGGGCCTTCCAGCGCTTTTCCGGCATCCCCGTATTCGTCCAGCGTACCGCGAGCGCTGTATAGAATATTGTCTGCAATGAAATAAAGCTCTCCGCCAAGCTGAACAAACCAGCGAACATTGAGGTTATCCTCTTTGCTCCAGGTCTGGTTTTCGGTGTCGTATACAAACAGCGAATGCTCGCCGTTTTGTTTTTCCATGCAGATGTAATAATAGCGGCCCCACGCCCCCGCGACGGCGTTCCGATACGTTTCGTTCCCAAGCGCGGCCGATATCCCGTTGGGCAAAGACTGCGCGAACGCGCATACATCGTTGAGCGCCCGATAATACAGAACCTCGTTCACAACGCAGAGGCTTTTTCCGGACCCTTGCGACACTCCCCGCGCCCCGGTATCCGATAGGGTAAAATTGCTCGGAATGGTTCCAAGAATTTGGTGGATGATGTTCTCCTTGAAAAAGAACACATTGCCCAGGTGCGTTGCCGCTCCCGTGAACGGCCCCGCGCTCCCGACCGTCACCGCATAACTGTCGGTGGAAATCCCTCTGTACTGATACCAGTTCTTCGCATCGCCAAGCGCACAGGCATAAATTTCGTTATTCGCGCTGTTGCAGCCCCAGAGTCGGTTGTTGCTTTCCGTGATGTATTCCATGTCCGGGGTGTATCGGTCAACCGATACCGGAACGCTGTTCACCGCGATTGCCTGCGCAATGACGGCGGTGATCACAATCCAATCCTCCCCGCGCGCGGTCAGGAAAAAATCCCCGTTTAGCGCTGCGTTATCCATCCCCGCGATGGTTACGCTGTCATATTGCGAAAAGTCCGCGCCAATTCCGGGTGCGATGATCTTGACATACACGGTTTGGATGGTTGTCCACATGGACAGGCTCGTGCTGTATTGTTTCAAAATGGAGGTTTCGCCGCTGATGTCCAGCCAATAATCCCCGTTTTCGGGTGCATCGGGGGCAGTGGAGCTGGCCGTATAGCTGGAGTAGGCGTTTCCATCCGATCGGCACAGGACGGCGCTTACCGCTCCCGCGCTGACGTAGTGCGCTTCCAAAGGGCCAAACTCTCCTGTGCGCGTGTTGTAGTATACCTTGTCCGGCCAGATGACGATATTCGCGCCCATGCGCATAACCTTTTTTTCCGTGTCCGTAACCGTCCCTACAGCTTCTCCGTTGTAATACAGGGTCGTACCGTCCACCCAACCCAGTTTATCATTGGCAAAAAGTCCGTTTGCCTTCTCCAACTTTCTGAGAATCCCACGCGCGTGACGGGAGCGGATTACCGGGAGGTATTCTCCGGTGACGTTCTTCTGGTCAAAGAATTCTGTGGAATTGATTCTCATTCCATGGTTGTATCCCGTAAACCCGTTTACGCCATCCATGCTTGACGTAAGCGGTTTCAAGGCCGGAAGCTCGATCATCGACGAACGCTCCCTTCTATACCGTAATCCATCCGCTATTCAGATCGGCATGGCTTTGGGCCACGCTCGCTGCATAACTGTTTTTGTAGCTGTTGAACAGCTGCATTTCGTTCGCGTATCGGTCGTATTCCTCATTTTGGTTGTCGACCATGGCCGATAGCCAAAACAGGTAGATTTGTTCAAACGGGAAAGGCACCAGCAAAACGGTATTCAAGTCCGTGTCCACGGAATAGGCTTTGCTAAGCGTTGGCATGCCCGCTCTGCCCTGATGAACGGATTGGCTGATTTGCCCGTCCAGATCGCTGATCCAGCTGACAAGCGTTTCCTGACTGTAGGCATTGGGCTTCGCCGCCTGAAACCGGGTTAACAGTTCACGGATGATCATCAAACATCAGCTCCGTTCCAATCGCAACGCCCCAGTCCTGCCCTGGACAAGCGTCTGTACCAGCGTTGCATGCAGAGGGGGAAACGCCCCCTCTGTGATTCAGCTCAGTTCCGGGATATCGGCGTTCAGCGCTTTAGCGGTCTGCTCAATCAGGCGAATCGTCGCGGCATCCTGCGTCGCGCTTTCCTTGATGGCCATGTAGACGTAGTAGGGCACGGTAACCACTACGCCGCGAGGCAACTGATTGGGCACGCCGTTAATCATCACGTAAAGGTCACGGCTGTACCGTTCGTTATCCTTGAACAACTGAATGCGAACCATCTGCCGGGGATTCTCACCCTCATAATCATCTCCGGACGGAACCGCTTTGTCCTTGCCGGCCAATTTTGCGTTGGCCGCGGCGAGCTGCGCTTTGAGTTTCGCAATCTCGTTGCGGCTTTTGCGGTCAGAATCCTCCGAAGCCGGTTCGTCCGTTGCGGTTTCTTCCAAGATGGCTTTGTTGTCTTCTGCGGAAATGGTAGCGCTATCGGTCTTCTTCATTCAAGCCTTCTCCTTTCAGGACGGGCGCAGCGGAAAATTCCGCTACGCCCCGCAAACTTAGTTACTTTCGGCAACCAGACCCATGCTGGTCGTGTGCTCCACCCGCACCATGTACGCCTCAATCAGGCGCTCGGTCACCTTGGTGGCCTTCCAGCCCACGGACCCCACAAGGTTCAGCGCGTCCTTATAGCCAAGCGGTTTCACGACGTGCTGCAAGCCCATGTTGCTTACCTCGGTTGTGCCGTAAGCATTCATGGCCAGGAATACCGTGCAGTAGATCGCGCTGCCGTCCCGCCCCGCGCCGTAACCGCAAATCATGGCGTTTGCCGCAACGCTCTTGACGGCGGCGGTTACCACGAACTTCGCCGTGCCGGGATCGCCTGCGGTTACGCTGACCAGCGTCGCCTCGTTCCCGCCAACATACATCTTCACCGTGCCCGCCGCAATTTTCGCGGTCAGTTCCGCCGCCTGCGCGACGGTGATCGCCTCGTTGGTGAAAATGCTTGTGCTGCCGGTAGCGTCAAGTGCAGTTTTCAAGCTCATTCGGCACACGCCGTTCCCGGCGGAACCGAAGAAATATTCGGGGCCGATGATCTTGGCTTCCGTGGATTCCATGAAGCCGGCGTCATACAGTTTCCCGATAGAACCGTTGTAGATCTTGTCAGGGTTCACGTACTTCTGCGCTTCCAGCCATTCCTTGTTGCCCATCATATCGGCGATGGTGTCCGGGTGGATAATGCAGGGGTACAGGGCGTTGATCTTCTTGGCGTTGTTCCGCTTCAGGATGTTCACTGCCTTCCGGATCACAGAAGGGGTAAACAGGCAGTTGGCGTTGACATTCGCGCGGAGCAGGACTTCCGTTTCCACGTCGCTCACCACTTGAGGAGCGAACATCTTGTTGGTGCCGCCGCACACAACCTCGCGGGAAATGGTGTCCAGCGTGCGACCCGCCTGGCTGCCAAGCTCGACCGTCGCGCGCTCCACCACAGGGTCCATCAGCGTAGCCGACACCAAATCGGTGTAGGGCACAAAGTCGCCGTACTGCTGAATGGAAGCCGTCAGCGAGTGCATGGAGAGCTTGCTCCCGATCGGGACAACACCTTCCACGATAGGCGTCAACGCCTTGGGAAGGGGATCAAAGTACCGGAACTCAATCGTTTTGCCGCTTCCCGAAGGAATCGGGTACGAAGCGGCGTATCGGTCGTACAGAAGCTCAGGTTCCGCGAAATCGAGCAGCCGTTGATGGTAGTACGTTTTCATGCCATCGGAAAGCTCCGGGTTGGTGCTCTTGTTGAGCACATCGTCAAAAAGCCGCAGGTTCAGCCGAATCGAGGGCGCAAACCCCGCTTCAATGTCGATCATGGGCAGGATCATTTGGGTTTTCATAGACTTCCCTCCGTTTCTTTCTTCGGGAAGCCACCTACCGGTTACAGTTCAATGGCTTCCCCACGAAGCGCGCGGCGAGCAAGATCGTCGCGTTCTTCCCTTGTCAGTTTGCTGACGTCTTTTTTCAGGCTCGCCGGGGTTGTGCTGTGCAGCCCGTTTTCAGCCGGCCGCATTCCCCGCGCCCTGATGGTATCCAGCGTCTGCTGCTGGGTCATTTTGGCAATCATCCCGCTCGCGGCGGTGATTCTCGCATCCCGCTGTTCCGGGTGTACGGTTTCATAGGCGGTCTGAACGTCGATCAAGCCGCTTGCCATCAGTTTGAAAAACCGTTCCCCCGTCTGGGGGTCGTTCATCTCAGCCAGAAGATCCAGCTGAGGGTAAACCGCCTTGGCCTTCTCAGCCTGATCGTTCCATTCGGTAAGCTTCCGATCCCGCGCCTCGTCGCGTTGTCGGTCCGCTTCCTCCTGGTTGCGCCGGGCCAGCTCGGATTCCAGGGTCTTGACATGCTTGAGCTGTTCGACCGTCATGCCGCGTTCTTCGGCTTCCTGCTCGAAGTACGCGGTGTCCGATTCGATGGCCTTAAGGAGCGCGGGCACATCGCCGGGCTTTGTGCCGTATTTCCCCTCCAGCGCTTGCAGCACCGGGTTTACCTCGTTGAGCCGGGCTTCGGTGTGCTTGGCCGATTTGAAACGCGCGTCCAACTGCTTATTGAAATCGGCAGAGAATAAGTCCTTATTCTCCCCCTTGAATTTCTCATAAGCGGCGAGCCGCTCATCCCCCTTGTCTGTGCTCACCTGCGCGCCCGGGATTGCTTCGGCACTGGCATTCAGCCCGGTCGCGGCGCCTTCTGCCCCCGAGCTGGCCCCGGCGCCATCCCCCGCGCCACCGTCAAAAAAGCGAAGATTCAGCCTTAACATTTGTTTGTCCTCCTGCCTTTCGGCCTGCCGTCTTTCCGGCGTGTCCGTTAATTTGCCCTGATGGGCCTGCCGTCTTCCCGGCGTGTAACCTTATTCTTTCACATATTCCTGAAATTCGCGCCCCACCGACACGGAATCCGGATATTGATTTGCAAGCATCGCGCAACCAGACGCGATTCCGCTGAACAATCCCAATACCTGGGGGAACCCTTCGTCGGTCGCTACGATTTCAACCGACACTGCTCCGTCCCGCTCATTCATGCAGTTGTGCTTGACGCTTTGAATGTTCCCACGCTTGCTTTCGTCCATTACGCCCTGCATAAGCGTTTGGGCAAGCATGGACGCCGCCGCGCATACCAGGTCATTTCCCCCGGTTCTGGGCGCGTTGGCGTGTCCGGAGAAGGTTGCGATGAAATGCCGGTGATTCTGCCTGAATACGATCTTGGTCATGTTGCGCTCCTTTTCACTCTGGGTGTGCTTTGGGCGGCCGCCTGCTTTCGGGCATTCCCAACCTGCGTGTTTTTCGCGGTGGACAACGCGTCCCCCAACACATTGGTTTGCGTTTCAGCCCCGCCGCTGTTGTTGGGCTGTCCGGCGGACGCGATATACCCCTGAACGATGGACGCAATCTCCTGCGTGTAGTTTGTTTTGCCCGCCGAAAGCGCGTCCAACTGTTGCGCCATAGTAAGCGTAATCGGGCCAAGCTGCTGAATCGCCTCAAACAGCGTCCCGTTTTTCTGGATGGTTTCGCGCACCTGCTCGATACCCTCAAACTGCATCATGGAAAGGCACGCAAGCGCCTGATCGCTCCGGTCGGGGCTAAAAAACCCCATCCCGTACAGCTCCTTCGCCCGTTCGTTTTGCGCGACCGTCGAAAACGGGCTGGATTTCTGCGCAATCACCCGTATATCGAAGTATGGAACACGCTTTGCGTCGGGGGTCATCGGCGTGCCGATGTCTTGTTCCGCGATATTCTGCCCATTGAACTCGACAAACTTCATCTCGCCCTGCTTCCCGATGATCCGGAAGAATCGCGGCTCGTTGTAGAACTGCCGCATCAGGTCGATGCAGAAATAGCAGATATCCTGAAACGCCAGATAGCTGGAATTGATCTGGTCGCGCGACAGTTTGTTACCCGCCTCCTGTAATGCCGCGATGGCGCTCGCCGCCGTTACGCCGCTGGCTGTGCCTCCCTGAGAAAAATCCCGGTTGCCGCTGGTTTCTTTCAATTCGTCAATCTTTTGCTGCTTGAGCGACAGGAGGCTGCCGTCCAGCGCGGGCAGATTGATCGGGTAGAGCACATCCGCAGGGTTCCCGCTGCCCTCATACGTGATAATATCCCGCGTCCCGTCGCGGAACTCATCCATGTTGATGTTGATATCCCGACGCGCGAAGAAGCGCTGCCGGGCCGCCAGCGCGGCATGCTTGATGTACAGACTGTCCAGCTTGTCGATATAAAGCTGCGGGGATTTGCACACATCCACATAGCCAAACCCAACCGGCGTGCTTTCCTCCGGGAACAGCACGTCGATCACGAACGGGAACTTTCCGTGATCGTAGAACCCGCGTTCCCTGTATTCCGGGTCGTTTTCGGACGCATACAGGATTTCTCCGCACGTAAATTTGCAATAGTGCAGCAAAGTCTTGCCCGGAGCCGCCTTTTTGTAATACCAGTCCACGACCAAAACCTTATCGGAATTGTCAACCGGATCGTCCTGCCGATAGGGCTTGATGTCCATCACAAAACTGCGGATCGCCTGCGCTTTATCTGGATACTGCTGAATCAACGTATCCCGATCCGCCAGCTCCACATGAAACACATTCCGGCTCTCCTGAATATCCGAAATGCCGGG